ACACTGTTGGTACAATAGATATGATGACATTTTTCTTCGCATAGGAAAAGAAATGGCTGAGAAAAAGAAAAAAGGAACCATGAAGGGTCACACCATAGGCGGTGGTCAAAAGAGATCCACCAAATCTGGTGCCGGAATGACTGCAAAGGGTGTTGCTAAATATCGTAAAGACAACCCTGGAAGTAAGTTAAAAACAGCTGTTACTGGTAAAGTCAAAAAAGGTAGCACCGCTGCAAAAAGACGCAAGTCATATTGTGCAAGGTCAGCAGGACAAATGAAGAAGTTTCCTAAAGCTGCAAAAGATCCTAATAGCCGTTTAAGACAAGCTCGTAAAAGGTGGAAGTGCTAATGAATGTTAAAGAAGTATCAACAGGTGTTTGTATAGTATTATTTGCAGGAGCTATTGGTTGGTCTGTATCAACTTTAGTTGAAGTTGATAAGCGAACAGCTATTATGGCAGAGAAAGTTTCTGAGAATCATAAAATGATAAAACCTTTATGGGAAGATTTTATAAGAAGGAGTTCACCGAATGACAATGTTGCGAAGCTCGATGCCACAACAGATAACAAAATCAGTTGGAAGTAAAAAGAAACCAAAAGCTAAAGGTTATAATCTAGGTGGACTCAAAGAAGGATCAAGAAAAAGAACAACAAATAATAAAAGGAAGCCCCGTTAAGTATTGTCTATCTTGTAACAAGAAAAAATGGTCGTGTAGATGTTATCGGGTAACTGGATTAGAGGAGTTAAGAAATGCCAAAAGACGCATGTTATCGGAAAGTAAAAGCAAAATTTAAAGTTTTTCCAAGTGCTTATGCTGGAGGAGCTATTGCAAAATGCCGAAAGGTAGGTGCCGCTAATTATGGTAATAAATCAAAAAAGAAAAAAGATGGTGGTCTTATAGAAGCTATTAAGAATGTCAAAGATAAGCAAGGTGTTATCAAAGCATCAAACGGCAAAGCATATAGAAAAAGACCAACGAATAATCCAAAAATTGCGAGAGGCTGTGGTGCTATTTTGGAAGGTAAAAGAAAAGAAACAAAGAAAGCATAATGGCAGTTAGAAAAACAAAAGCAGGATTAGCCTTAAAGAGATGGTTTAAGGAAGATTGGAAAGACGTTAAAACGGGTAAAGCTTGCGGTCGTAAAAAAGGTGAAAAAAGAGGTGTACCTTATTGTCGTCCAAGCAAACGAATTTCTAAGAAAACTCCGAAAACTTCTGCGGAGATGACTTCTGCTGAAAAACGTAGTAGAATAAACCAGAAGAACAAATTAGGGCAACCGGCAGGTAAGCCAAGAAGAGTTAAGTCTCTTAGGAGAAAGAAGTAAATGACAACATCAGGTTCAAGAGATTTCGATTTAGATGTCGGTGAAATAATAGAGGAAGCTTACGAGCGTTGTGGCTTGGAGATGCGTACTGGTTATGACGCAAAGACAGCTAGACGTTCTCTGAATCTAATGTTTGCTGATTGGGCAAATCGTGGTCTTAACATGTGGACTGTTAAACAAGAAACTAAAGCTATAACTTCTGGTACAGCGACTTATACATTAGATGCTACTTATGTGGACTTGCTAGAAGTTGTTTTAAGAAACAGTAGTAATGTTGATTTTACCTTATCTCAAATGAGCCGAGGTGAGTATTTAACTATTCCGAACAAAGGAACTACTGGTCAACCTAGTCAGTATTTCTTTGATAGACAAGTTATCCCCACCATTACTTTGTGGGCAACACCAAACGCTTCTTATACTTTAGTTTACTATTATGTAAGACGTATTGAAGATGCAGACTCTTTGATAAATAATGCAGACACACCATTCAGGTTCCTTCCTTGTATGGTGGCTGGTCTTGCTTATTATTTAGCAATGAAGAAAGCACCAGAGAGAGTGCAACTATTAAAATCAGTTTACGAAGAAGAATTTCAAAGAGCAGCAGCCGAGGATGCAAATAGCACTCCTTTAAAATTAACACCTAGCATGACGTATTATAGTTACTGATATGGCAAAGTATGCAACAGGAAAAAAAGCATGGGGATTTTCAGATCGTTCTGGATTTCGTTATCGTTTAAAAGAAATGAAAACCGAATGGAATGGTTTGAAAGTGGGTCCTGATGAATATGAAGAAAAGCACCCACAGCTAAAACCTAATCATCCTGGACCTGATCCAACAGCATTGTATCAACCAAGAGTTACAAGTCGCACAGAAGTGACCGTAGAGAACTTACTTGGATTAAATGCATTTAGTTCTGGTAACATTAATACTTCTGTAATAACAGTTCTAGAACCTCTTCATGGAAGATCATCAGATGATACAGTAAGATTTAGATCAGTATCAAGCTTTGACTCTTTCACGAGGACAGTGCTTGAAAAAGCCACAGGATACACTATAACTAAAGTTAGTGATAATAGATATACATTCACAGTTGTTGGTGAAACGGCACAAACGGGTAATATAAAAGGTGGTGGTGGAATATCCACGGCTGGTCCAGTTACATTGGGGACATAAATGAGCTTTACATTTGCAACATTAAAAACAGCTATTCAAGATTACACAGACAATACAGAATCCACGTTTGTAACTAATCTACCTAATTTTATTAAAGCAGCCGAAGACAGAATATTTGAATCTATAGATTTAGAATATTTTAGAAAGAATGTTACTTCAGCTATGACTTCTTCTGATCAATTTTTATCTGTTCCAGATGACTTCCTAGCGGTGTTTTCTTTACAAATAACAACTAGTGGTTCTGAAAACTTTTTATTACAAAAAGATGTAAACTTTTTAAGAGAGTATACACCAAACGCTTCAACAACAGGTGTACCGAGATACTATGCTGTGTTTAGTGTGGATCACTTTTTACTAGCCCCTACCCCTAATTCAGCGTATACAGTTGAATTACATTATTTCTATAGACCAACAAGCCTGGTGGATTCTGGTTCTAGTACAACCTGGGTAAGTGAGAATGCACCTAATGTACTTCTTTACGGAGCCTTATTAGAAGCGTATATTTTTATGAAAGGCGAACCAGATATAATTGCTCTTTACGAAAAAAGATTTATGGATGGACTATCTAGGTTGAAGGATCTTGGAGAAGCAAGAGAAAATCACGATGCCTATAGAAGGGGCTTACCTTCAAGACCGAGGACTTAACGAATGGCATTAGTTTTAGCAGATAGAATTAAAGAAACCACAAGCACAACGGGAACGGGTACTTATACTTTAGCTGGTGCTGAGAATGGTTTTGAAGCGTTTTCTGTAATCGGTAACTCTAATACCACTTACTATTGTTGTACGGATGGGGTTGATTTTGAAATAGGTCTTGGAACTTATACATTATCTGGCACAACTTTAGCTAGAACAACTGTGTTACAATCTAGTAACGATGATGATGAGGTTGTTTGGACGAATGGTTTAAGAACTATCTTTTGCACACAACCCGCAGAAAAAGCTGTTTTTCTTGATGCTACTGGTAATATGCCTATTACTAATAGTGCTTCGGTTGGGGGTTCGTTAACTGTAACTGGTGACGGAACTGTTGGTGGAACATTAGGTGTTACAGGTGTCGCTACTTTTACAGCCGTTCCTCTTTTCCCTAATAATACAATAGAAACAGCCGATATCCAAGCCGATGCTATTACTGGTGCTAAGATAGTGGACAACGCTATAGACTCTGAACATTATACAGATGGCAGTATAGATACGGCTCACATTGCTAATCTACAAATCACAACGGCTTTGATTGCGGCAGATGCCGTTACTTCTGCAAAAATACCAGATAACGCTATAGACTCTGAACATTATACAGATGGATCTATTGATCTTGCTCACATGTCAGTTAATTCAATAGACAGTGATCAATACGTTGACGCATCTATTGACACAGCTCATATTGGTAATTTACAGATTACTACAGCATTAATAGCAGCCGATGCTGTTAATGGCGATAAAATAGCAGATAACGCTATAGACTCTGAGCATTACACGGATGGATCAATAGATACGGCTCACATTGCAGATTCTCAGATTACTGTTGCTAAGATGGCAGCTAACTCAATAGATAGTGATCAATACGTTGATGCTTCTATAGACACTGCTCACATAGCAAACTTACAGATTACTACAGGTTTAATAGCGGCAGATGCTATTACGGCAGCTAAAATAGCAGACGATGTTATAAACTCTGAACATTATGCTGCAGGAAGTATTGATAATGAACATCTAGCAGACGATGCAGTAGGTGCGGATGAATTAGCAGCAAATGCTGTAGTAACAGCTTCTATTGTAGATGCTAATGTAACTTTAGCAAAGATAGCTAATCAAGCTGCAAATACAGTTTTAGTAAGAGATGCCAATAGTTCTGGTGTTGTTTCTGCTAAAGCACTTACAACCACACAAATATTGATTGGGGATGGAACTGGATTTACGGCTGCTGCTTTAAGCGGTGACGCAACAATGACAAATGGAGGCGTTGTCACAATAGCAAACAATGCTGTAACATTAGCAAAATTAGATGGTATTGCTAGAGGTAAATTTATAGTAGGAGATGCTAGCGGCAATCCTTCTGTCATAGGTCCGGGAACTAATGGTCAAATATTAACCTCGGATGGAACGGACATTGCTTTTGCTACATCATCAGCAGCATCACTTGACGATGCCACAGCTCTTGCGATTGCTTTGGGTTAACACAAATAAGGAGAAGAGATGGCAAATACATTTAGATTAATAAACAATGCAGTTATGCCCGGTACAGCAGGCACTACTGATTTGTTGTATGCAGCCCCTAGTAGTAGAACAACAGTAATATTAGGACTAACATTATGTAATATACACACTGCTCAAGTTCTTGCCAGCGTAACAATAACAGACAATAGTGCTACTATTGTATCATTTGTAATAAAAAATGTTCCTATACCAGTTGGTGCATCTTTAGAAGTAATGGCTGGAAATAAAATAGTATTAGAAACAGCAGATAGCATCCGAGTTGATTGCTCTGTAGCAGATAAGATTAGTGCTACTCTGAGCATAATGGAGATATCATAATATGGCATATCTAGGTAATCCAGCAGCAAATAGATTTGCAGCTACTGAATCATCCACAAAGTTTTCTGGTAATGGTTCTGCCGTTGATTTTACTCTAGAACATTCTGTAGGATCTCCGGAAGATATACTTGTATCTGTAGATGGTGTCGTGCAAGAACCAACTATTGCTTATGGAATAGTTACTGGAACTACATTAAGATTTACGGCTGCTCCTAGTACTAACTCAGGTAATAATATATTTGTTTATTATTTGTTTAAAACTATCGGTACAGTCACACATCCTGCAACAAGTGCTTTGAGTGCAACAAGTGGTACGTTTACAGGTGACGTTATTATTGGCGATGCAAGTGCGGCAGACAAGAAGATATTGTTTGATGGTAATGCACAAGACTTTCACATAGGGCTAGATGA